CTTAAATTATTTATATTTTATCCATATAAAAATAAAAGTATGATGAATAATGGTGCTATTTCAATGCAAGCCTTTTATGATATGATTGTTAAAAAAACAGGTCAAACTGGTATTTTCTATAATTCTGATATAGATGAAAAAATAAAAATTGGTTTGAAAAATGTCAATACTGCTTGGGAAGGCTCTACTTTTATTATTACAAATTCAATGATAACGTGTGGAGTTAATTATGAAAATGAAGATTTTGATACGGAATATTTATTTATTAGTTCTTTTTCTACACCTAGAGACGTTATACAGGTATCATATCGTCCAAGATTTTTAAGAAGTGGTATTATTAATGTTAGTTATATTGGCGCTATGATACAACAAAATACTTGGGAAACAGATACACACGAATTAACGTGTCCTATTTATAATAAACTTATTTATACAATACTTGTTGAAAAGAAGAGTCCTATAAAAAAGACTTTTCAATTATTCTGTGTGAAAGCAAAATATAAACAGGTCACTGATACGAAAAAGTTAATAAAACAACTACAAGAAGAACGCGCTAACTTATTACAAAAATATGAAATGGGTTATAATTATATAGGTATTGAAGATATTGATTTTTCGTATGAGTTAATATTACAATCAAAACTTTTTGCTGGAGAGGCTACAATGCGTGAAAAATTTATGTTACAGAAATATCATTTTAAGAATAAATTTTTGGAGGAATCGCATAATATATCTTTTAACGAAAATGGACCTTCGTGTCTAGAAGAAGCTTGGAATTCACAATATCTTTTTTTTTTTGACCAAATAAGAAAGCATCTAAGTAAGGGTAAAGACTCCATTTTTTATAAAATTAAAAATTTAAATAATTTTGATAAGTTTTTTAATTTTGATGTAAAAAAGGCAAAATTAAATGATGATATTAAGTCGCAAATTTTTAGAGAGTTTAAGTTTAAATATATAACTAATACGAGTTCTACAACGAAAATAATTTGTGATATATACAATACCTTTTTTGGTGTGAAAATAATTAGTGTTTGGTATAATGATAATAGTAATGCGCCTATATATACGACATCTGATTTTTTTGATATATGGCTTGACTTTGTACAGAAATATAATAGAGAGCCTTTTCTAGATGTTGACGATAATGATACTAGTTATGGTTGCGATATACTATAGAATAAAGAGCATGGTCGCCGTTGGCTGACTTCGTTAAAGTTAGCCGATGAAAAGTGGTAAATTTAGGATTTTTTGTATTTCTTATAAGTAAAAGGTGAAAATCCTAAATTTACCACTTTTTACAGGACTACTTCCAAGAAAGGTAGTAAATAAGGGGCGAAGCCCCACTTCCAAGGAAAAATAATAAATAGAAAAAGCAAAAACCCTCGACCATGCTCTTATTTCTCAGATGTTTCCATTTTCTCCAACCCACCATTTATCTTCAACTCTTCTATTCTCTCTTCTAAATTAACATCTCTATGTATTTTCAAACAACAACAAGCTACTTCATCACATTTACTTTGCAAACACTGCCGAATACTTAAACCCATAAACCCTATGATTAATGTAGCCATTGAAATATAGAACCCTTCCGAGTACTCTGTCATAATATATATTAATACGTTTTATTAATTTTTTTTCTATTCATATAAAAGAATGACAGAATATACATATTTATTTGAAAGTAAAGAAGATTTTGAAAGAATGAAAGAAAAAACAACTAAAGTAAAAGTAATTATTTTAGATAAAATGGATAAAGACGTATTAACCAATCCAAAAATTTTCAAACAAAGAGAACGAACTTTATTTTTAAACCAAATTAAGACATATTTAGATACAAAAACAGATGAAGAAATAGACGCAGAATTTAATGAAGTATGTAATGATAAACTATTCCATAAAGAAGCAGATTTTAATAAATATCCAATTTATGATTTATCAAAACCTATATTACAAAAAGAGATTACAGAAAGTGCATAAATATTTTACTAATTAATATACGATATTCATTAATAAAATATACAAAAACGTGGCGCCGTTTGGGCGCAAATATACAAAAATTATAATCTAAACCATAGTATATAATGAGTGGCTTTCCTTTAATTAAACCAACAGATGCAGCAAAGTATAGAAGAGAATACCAAAAGATTTTAGACTTACAAATTAAACTGAATAAAGATAATTATGATGCAAATATTTTATATCAAAAGACAGGTACACCACAACAACCACTAGATACAAGAACACAAGACGAAAAATTACAAGATACACAACAATTAAGGATACAAGCCAATAGACTTTTGCAAGAAATTATGGACGGTTCAAATGCTCAACAAGTATTAAATGAAATTACTCCAGATAGTCTTCTTTATTTAGTTTCATCATTTCCAAAGATTAAAAGTATTCTAAAACCAAAATACAGTTTAGGTGTTCCAACAAGTATTTTTTTAGATTTTCTAGATAAATTTATTGCAGCAGAAGAAAGAAACTTAGGAGTTGAAGAAGGAATACAACAGTCAACAGGAAATCAACTCTTAATGAATACACAACTTATTCTCCAAAGTCTAGTAAATAATTCAGACTTAACAAAGATTGAACAGGCTCTCAATCAAATGTCAATGGGTTCTATAGGATTAAAACAATCCATATTACGAGAGATAAAAGATTTGAAGGACAGCCTACCTACTATACAAGAATTAAGAGAGATAAACAACTTGCCAAACGAATTATTAAAGGAAGAAATCCATCAAATACTTAATGATTCGTTGAGTAATGTTCCAAGTAAAGAAGACTTACAAAGTGCAATGCAACAACTAGAAACAGCAGCCAGAATTAAAGATGGAGATGCAATTAATTCAGCACTAACAAAATTAAATAATCTAATGGCAGTATCTAGTGACCTTCAAGATGAACTACAAACGATTAAACAATTAGTTCAAGGTAGTCAATCAAGTGTATTAAGCGCAGTAGAACGCCGTGCAATTTTCATTCCATCAAGTGAATTAGAAACACAAACTAAAGACCAAATCGTATCATATTTTAGAAGATTATTAGAAATACCAGAATTAGAACTCTTAATGATACAACCACCAAGAACCAAAACAGAATGGACACATAGCTCTAAACAACATTTAATTGATTTATATAGAACAATTGAACCACAAGTAAGAGAATTTACAAGAGAACCAATGACACCAATAGCACAACCATTATTTACTCCAGAAAAAATGGGTAAAGGAATTATGGGAAGAGGATTAGCTGGAAGACCAGCTACTCGTAATTATCCAGGCTCAACAAGACCAGCACGGTCAGATAGAATAACATATGAAGATGTAGATTGGTCAAAAGGATTAGCAGTTCTTCCAAGATTTATACCATTTGGTCGTTATATAATTAATAAGAAAAGATTAGACGATAATATCGTTTCATTAAAAACACGGTCAGGAGGTTTTTTAGCAAACTTCAAATCTCAAAAGGTTTCGCATAATTTAGGTAAAGTATTTAGAACAATATTAGGAGGCGGTCTTCCAAGTTATGAAGACATAAATGATTTAACAGAAGATGAAAAAGAATATTTACATAGAGTAGCCAAAGCATCAGACATAATAGACCGTTTAAATATTCCTTCTCCAAATAAAAAAGAACACGAACAAGAATTAAATAAATTTGAGATTATGAAAGGAGAGATTTTAGCAGGTAATGATAGCACTGAACTAATAAAGAAATTTAAAATCCTATTACTAAAATTGACTAATAAAAATCTAATACCATCAAGAGAAGCCAAAGATTTGTTATTTGATTTAACTACAATGGGATATTAAACAACTTTTGTTAAAAGGGCGCCACGCATTTTTTTAAGTTGTTATATATATAATGAACTCTGGTTTTTTTCCAAAAGTAGTTAATCCAAACGGTTATAAATTACAAACGCAAAGTGTAGAATTTCAAAAACCTTTTTTTTTTGGAGGAAGTCAGGTTCCAATAACTTTAGGATTACATACAATGAATTATGGAAAAGGCCTACCACAAATGACACCACAAATCCACAAAGGAGGAGTTTTTAGAAAAGTCCCCTAACAACTTTATTAAACTTATGCAAGTATATAAATAAACATTTTTTGATACTTTTTAAAAATATATATATATAAATGAGAACATTAGTTTTAAATTCGTCTAACTTAGTTCTAGATGGTCAAAATAATAAATTAATTTATAATTTTCCAAACAGTGTCTTATTTAAAGACAGTTATATAGCCGTATCATCTATTAGTATGTATTATAGTTGGTTTAATATATCTGCACAATTAGCAAACAATACATTTACTTATACTTGGGTAGCAGCAGGAGTGACGACAACATATACCGTCACAATACCAGATGGAATATACGAAGTTTCAACTCTCAATGCATATTTACAATATACATTTTTAGCAAACGGTCATTATTTAGTATCATCAACTGGTCAAAATGTTTATTATGCAGAGTTTCTTGTTAATACTGCAAGGTATGCAGTTCAATTAAATACTTATTTATTTCCTACATCATTACCAACAGGTTATACAAATCCTGCTGCACTAACTTTTCCAACCAATACATTTAATCCTAGTGTAACTATACCGATTGCTTTAGGAACTCTTCTAGGTTTTGCATCAGGAGTAATAACAAACCAAAATACATCAAACGGATATTCTCCTCCAGCATCAAATTATATTTCCAAAAATGCATCAGGTACATTATCATATATATCAACTAGTTCTCCAAATCTACAACCAAATAGTAGTCTTCTTTTTACAAGTAGTTGTGTAGATAATCCATATAGTAGTCCATCAAGTATTATTTATTCATTGTCACCAAATGTAGGAATAGGAAAAATTATAAGTGAAAAACCTCCATCTTTTATGTGGAATAAACTAATCAACGGAACATATAATCAGTTGCGTGTTTCCATTTTAGGAACGAATTTAAATCCTATTCAACTCAATGACCCTTCTATAACAATAATGTTAGTTATAGCACAAGCAGATGAAGTAAAAACACAATAAAAACAACTTTAAAAACAACTTTAAAAAATTTGTGCAAATATTTGTTATATATATAAAAAGTATATATATATAAATGAATAATGATATTAATGAACAATTTTTAAATAGATTATATGAAGATTTGCATAAAGAACAAATGAGAATTGTAGCAAATATTAAAAATAATAGTGATATAAAAAATGAAAAAGAAAACCAAAAACAATTTACTATTTTAAATACTTTAATGATAAATACTTTACGATTAAAAAATATAAAAAAACAGATTTTAGAAAAAAGAAATCTATAATTTTTTTACAAGTATATATATATGGTAAATAGAGCAGTTCATATTTATCTACCGCATTCTAATTTAAAATTAAGTGCAACTCATCTAAGATTATATAAGAAAGGACGTGGTATGGGTTCTGTTATTTTATCAAAAGGAGGACCAGGCGGAGCTTCAAGTTATTCAGGAGTTGATGATTATATTCATACAACTCATATTAACCCATATACTCATCAAAAAGTAGGTAAAGGACTTGGTTTAGGAATGCTTACTAAAAAATTACAAAGTTTAAATGTAAAACCAATAAAACCAATGAAATCAAAAAATATTAGTTTTACTCTATAATAACTTTAATAACTTTTTCAAAGTTATATTTTAGGAAAGTATAATAATTTTATATAATTTTTTTATCTTTTGAATTATATATAATGTCTGGCGATAAACTAGTTTATGATTTATCTCAAGAAGTAGATTCGTCTCCTAATGTTTTTATTAATAAAGCGTGGATAAATGTATTAGACAATCAAAATGGTCAATACAATTCAAACCAAAGTGTAGTGGATACTTCCCAGCTCTCCAATAGTTCAAAGTGGTGCTCCTACCGCGAATCGTACCTCCAACTACCGCTTTTGCTTACTCTAGCATCAGCAAATGCTACGGCTAGTATTGCTGCGATTGATTTGGCTCCTAACACGGCAGGTACATCTTGTGATTATGCAGTTGGTCTTAAATCGTGGTTCGGTAATATGATTCACTCAATGTCAGTAGATATGAATGGAGTAACAGTTATTCAACAAACTCAATATATTCAAATGTGGAACTCTTTTAAATTACTTACTTCTTTATCTTACGGTGATATGCTCACAACTTCTAGCACAATTGGATTTTATCCAGATGACCCTTTAGCTTGGACTTTTAATGCCTCAGCAGCTCAGGCTGGACAAGGTGTTTGTAACAACTCAAATATTGTTACTGCATCTCAAGGTGTTGTTTCTGTTACAAACGTATTTAATCGTTATAACTCTGGGGGTGGTAATATTGGTTTTCAAAAACGTCAAATGTATATCAATTATGATGCCGATGCAGCATCTGGAGATTCTACTTTTTCAAATCAATTTACTACTACACAGTGCCAAAACTTGTGGAAATCGTATGTTAGTAGAAAAGTCAATGCCGTAGCTGCTACTTCTCAAGGTGTTTATCAAGTGTCTATTATGGCTACTATTTATTTAAAACATCTTCATAGTTTTTTTCAATCTATACCTCTTCTTAAGGGCGTATTTATGAAAATTACGTTGGCACTCAATAACTGTTCAACTACCATTTCTAAAACAGCAACAACTGGTGTTTTAACTCTAGTATCAGTCAGTAACGGAGTAGGAGGCGTCAATCCTGTAATGATTGCATCAGGTTCATCAGGTAATGGTGCTTCCTTAGCCCTTGGAGGATCAACTTCACCAGCTACTGGTGCAAATTATATTTGCAATGTTTCAGTTGGTGCTACTTGTCTTGACTCTACTTTATCTTCAAACGCAACTGTATATCCAATTGCTTCAGGAACTCTTGGAAAATCCGTTACTTTATATGTGCCTACATATGTTTTTAATCCAATTTTTGAATCTGCATATATTTCATCTCCTATTAAACCAGTTGCATATACAGATGTATATCAATATCAAGTAACCAATATCAGTGCAAACGGTGGTTCTTTTAATAATTTAATTTCCAATGGTATAAGCAGTTTAAAATCTGTGCTTATTGTACCATTTTATTCAGTATCAGGATCAGCTACTGGTCTGCCATCAGGTATTCCTGTTTATCAATCTCCTTTTGATCCAGCGGGATGTGGGCCAACTTCGCCGCTCGTACTTCTAACAAACTTTAATATTGTTGTATCTGGACAAAATATGATTTATAATACTGTTGTTAGATCAACTGATATGTTTAATAATCAACTACTTGGATGCAATGCTATTAATTCTGCACAAACTGATGGACTAACCAGCGGACTTTTCAACTCTCTAGGATTTGAAATGGAGTATTGTTACTATTACGTTGATGTTTCAAGAATGTTGCCAGTTGAGGAAAGTGTCCCAAAATCGGTTCAAATTATTGGCACCAATGCCAGTAACAAAGCTATTGACCTTTTTGTATTCTGTGAATATCAAGTCGGTGGAATGTCAATTGATTGTGTTTCTGGTAGTAGAGTTTAATAACTTTTAAAAACTTATATATATATCTCTCGTTAATCTATTTTAAAAAGATATTGTATATCATAACATTGTAACCATATTGTTATAAATATTTTAAAAAAGAGATTGTTAAAAATATATATGAGAGAAATCTCTCAAAGAATAATATTATAAATTATTTAAAAAAAATATTCTACAAAGCATAAAATTAGTAATAATATTATAATTTATTTTTCAAAATATACTTTTATTATAATAAAAAATAAAAATGAATGAAAAAAGTAATAATATATTATTTTATATTAAAAATATTACAAAAATATGACAAAATTAGAATATACAATTTATGAAATTAAGTGTAATGATGAAGATAAAGAATTTATTTATATTGGTTCTACTAAAAATTTTAACAGAAGAAAAAAACAACACGAATTATATTCTATAAACGAAAAAAATAATTATCTATTATATAAATTTATTAGAGAAAATCAAGGGTGGGCTAATTTTCAAATGAAAATAATAGAAATTATTGTGTGTGAAACAAAAACAGATGCAAGAATACGAGAACAATTTTGGTTAGAAAATAAAAAAGCAAATTTAAATAATAGAAATGCGTATAGCACAAAAGAATTTATAAAAGAACAAAATAAAGAAAAAGCAAAGCAATATTATGAAAAAAATAAAGAAAAAGCAAAGCAATATCAAAAACAATATTATGAAAAAAATAAATTAAATCAAAAAAAATTCAAAATTAAAAAAAATCTAAATCAAAAAACTAAAAATCTAAAAATATTTTCAAAAATTTAAATAATTTTTGAAAATATTCAAAATACAATATGATTATTTTATAATTTATTTTGAATTCATACAAAATATATCAAATTCAAGATTAACTAGTTTTTGTTTTAATAATTCATATTCTTTCAATAATTTTCTGCAAGGTAAGCAGTGTGTTATTAGTTCAACTTCTTTTACTTCTATTAAACCTTTATGGTAATATTTTTTTTGTTTAAAATCTTTGCCGCATAAAAAACATTTATCTTCATTCATTTCTTCATTCATTTATTATAATATGATATTTTAAATTTTCCTAAACAACCATATTAATAATTTTTTAATGCATTATAACTAAATTAAGAAAAAGTCATTTTGTTTTTCTTTTCTCATATAGATATATAAATGTCAATGTCTTTAGTACACATAGAAGCATCTCCCAAACAACTTTCAAAGTTAAGGAACGGTCATAGTGTTCGCATAAAACAAGCACAAGCAAAAGATGGTTATAATTTAATGATTGACCCATCAAAGTATGATGCGGTTTCAAAATCTTTTAAGAATAAAAAAGCATTAACAATACAATTATCACCTGAAGAAATATTACATAATCGTCAATTGACCCCTGAATATCATCAAAAAATAAAACAAGAAAATTCATCTATGAGTGGAAAAGGTATTTTTGGAAAAAAGTTTGACCGTTTTGTTGAGAGAACAATCGGAACAAAAGCTAAAGATGTCATTTATAATACAGCAGACTTATTAAAACCAAAATTACAAGAAGGTTTAGATAAACTTGGTGAGTATGCACCTCAGATTGCATCATCTGCGCTAGGAGGTTTAGCTCTAGTTGCTGGTCAACCAGAATTATTACCATTAGCAAGTTTAGCAGGTTCTCAGCTAGGTTCATATCTTGGTAAAAAGGGAGTTAGTGTAGCAAAAGATTATCTAGATAATCCAACTCCATACCAAGAAAATATGAGTAAATTTGTATCAAATCTTGGTGGCTCAAGGTCATATCAACCATTTACATTAGCAGGTCAAATGGAACAAGATAAATTGTTAAGTGATTTAAATAATCAGTTAGGAACTAACTATGGTTATATGTCACGTGCAGGTATTGTAAATGCTATTGCAAATAGACAAACATCAGATATGACACAACCGCTTCAACAACAACAACAATATCAATTAGCACCTCCAATACAATCACAGCCTGATAGTTATACAAGATATAAATCTAAAATGAGAGGTTCAGGTGTAGAAGCCCAGGGCACAAAGATTAGACAATCAAGTCACCCAGCTCTCCAGTCACAACCTGAAGGCGCAAATTTTCAGTTTGGAGTTACATTGCCACCAGCATATCAAAAGTTTCATAAAGGAAAAGGTAGAGGTCTATATGTTTAAATACTTTATTTCTTCTTACCTTCCAATAAATATAATAACCTAATTTGTTTTTTAGCATTATCTAATGTGCTTCCTTTAGAATAAACTTCTTTAGTATCTTTATTAAATACTTTGTATAAATCCTTATTAGGTAATTTTCTCAATCCAAATGGCATTATATATATCATAAATATAATTATTTACACAATTTTTTGTTATAAATGTTTAACTATAAAAATTAATATCTATATTAATAATATATAATGCTAACAGATTACCAATTAACAGAACTTTGTAATAAGATGGATATTCCATTAGAAGGAGTTTATTTTAAAGATGAATTACCTAGGAAATTAAAATTCAATAAATCATATATTGTAAATATGGAAGATAGCATAGATGATGAAGGTAATGAAAATCAAGGAAGTCATTGGTGTTGCTTACAGATTAATAAATATCCCAATGGAAAGATAGAACCTTTTTGGTTTGATTCAATGGGAGCCCCACCTCCTGAGATTGTAAAAAAAATAGTATTAAATTTTTGTGGTCAAAAGTTACCATATAATACAAAGGATATTCAATCTATGATGAACAGTGCATGTGGGTACTTTTCGTGCGCCCTATTACATTATATAAATGCTTGTCCTACAAGAAGCCGTGATATGTATTTTGATATTGAGAATTTTTTAGAGATGTTTGATGATTTAAATAAATCTGTTGATTTTAAAAAGAATGAATACATATTGAAACATTTTTTTGTACCAAAAGACCCTGCATTAAGAAAAGCAATTGAAATAGACGTTACTCCATCTAGTATTATTAGTGAAGACTCTGGAAAAGGTTTAGATATGATGCAAATTCCAGTTGAAATGAAAATGCGTAGTTAGATTATGATGTGTTAGAGTTGTTAATTATTTTAACTTTTAAAAATAGTTAAAATGATTTATCGTGTAGACAATTCCAAAAAACAGTAAGGGTAGTCCCTGCATTTAATTTTTAGTCTTTCTTGACGTACGTCGTTATCATACTAGTTCATATACACTAATCTTTTTTCACATAATAACCATTTTCTTTTCTTTTTAGATATGATTTTCTTTGGGTTTCAGCAACTATCTCGCTATTTTTTTTATTGTATTCTCGCATTCTACTATTTATCTTTTCTCTATTTTTCAATTCATATTCCTTTCTTACTTCTTTTTGATGTTGTAATATTTGCTCCTTATTATCCTCTAAATATTTTATCCTTTCTTCTTTTTGTTGTTGTCTTTTCTGAATTGTTTTAAGTTTATTTTCATCACTTTTTATTTTTTTATTTTTTATTCTATTTTCAATATCAAGTATAGGCATTATTTCATTAAGAGTTGATTTTAATTCAAAACACCAATAATTTTCTCTGCAAAGTGCTTGTTTTCTATTTTCACAAGGATATTCTTCAATTTGAATTAAACTCCAATTATCAAATCCGCCATTATCTCTAATAAATTGATATAATTTTGAACCATAAGATTTTGATGTTTCATTATTACAAGCATATTTATGTTCTATTTTTCTTGAATATATATTTGTTGTATGACCTACATAACAATCTATTATTAGCAAATCTTTACAAATAATTTTATACATTATAGTATTCACATAGGTAGGCATTATATATATTGAATATAGTCCATTCTCTTTAAGTATCTTTCTTGACGTACACGTTAAGCATAGACGGACTACTTCCCATTTCTGTCATAGTATTAGCAATAGAATTTTTTGTTTTAATAGTATCAGCATATTTATCAGTTAAATATGTATGACGTAGTTGATTACAACCAACCTTTTTCTCTCCAAATATCTTATTCAATCTTTGATTTAATTTAACACTTGAGAGCTTTGACATATTTGTATCAAATAGCAAATAATCAGTTGGATTTATTTTTATCCATTTTGTAAGAATATTTTTTAATTGAATTGGTATATCAACTTCTTGAGTTCCATAAGTTTTTGAAGTTTTATAAGAGTTAAATATCATCTTATTCCTCTCTAAATAATTATCTTTGCTTTTATCAAGATTTTTAATCTTGAAATCGCAAAAATCCTTACTTCTTCTTGGTGGTATATATAGCCCTCCAAGTAATGATAAAATAATAAAATTTTGTATCTGTTGTAGGTCAGAAATTGTTTGTGTTTTCTTTTTATAAATTAATTCAGCATTATTTTTCAAATCATTATAAATATCTTTTATTTGATTACAATCTACCCAAGATGCAATTTGTTCTGGAGTTTTTTCTTGTTTGTTAATATCAGTATTATAATCTTTTACATCTTCTAACATTAAATCACGATATGGTTTTTCGTTAGTTACAATTACTAATGCAGATAAGATTGTTTTTCTTCTACTAGGTGGTATATCTTTTAAATATTCTAAAACGGCTTTCGTATCATCAAATCTTTTAAAATCAACTTCATCATTTCCAAATACTTTTGTATAGATATTTTTAATAATTGAACCATATGTTACAATACTAGATACTCCTAAGTTTGGTCTTTTTTCTTTAATGTATTCTTTAATTCTCTCCATTATATTATTAAACAATATTTTATTTATTAAAAAATAAAACAATTGTTTATCTTAATGATTATTATATAAGTATTTTAAAATGATTATTAATCCTTTATACAGCATAAGATGATTATTAAGTTAATTCTTAAGTTAATTATTATATTATGTAATATTATTATATGATATTTTTAATAAAATTAATTTTATTAATACTTTATACTGATTATCGTCATATAATATGATTATTTATATTAAAAATCATATTATTTTATATAAATTCTGTATAAAAGATTAATAATCATATTATAGAATAAATATTTTTAAAAAAGAGATTATAAATTATAGTTGGAGAGAATTTTCAATAAAAAAATATGAATAATTTCTCTCAATAAATATTTATAAATAGTTTTTATGCAAGTAACTTTAATATAATCATTCTATTCCTTTCTTTAAAACAAGCCTTTTTAATCATTTTACTTTCTCTTAAAATATAAGATGGTTCGCATTCAAATGCTATTAAGTTATGTATTCCTTCTAATAAATAATCAAAACCATATTTCTCAAATATCTCGTCATTAAATATTTTTGTTAATGATAATATCTTGTCATCATATACAGGCACACCTTTTTTATTACAATTTTCTTTTAATTTAGATATATTTTCTGCAATATATCTATATTTATCATTTTGATAAATAATAATTTCAATATGTATATCACACCAGTTATCAATTATAAATTCCATTTTTTATATAAGTTATATAATAATACTATACTATAGTAAGTCATCTATTAATAAGTTATTCAATTTTTTTTTATTATTATTTTCACTAAAAAAATATAAGTATTGTATATTTATATTTTTTATTATTTTTGCTATTGCTATTACTCGACTAATACCCATTTATTATTTATCTTTTCATAATTATTACCAGTATTAATGAGTGAAAGTTTATTATCGATATCTAATATTTTACACATTTGCATTGTCATATCTATATTTTTGATTGGCTTGTATCTGTTTAACAACTGCGTGTTATATGCTTGACATAAGCTATAAAGCTTTGGTATATATCTTTTTTTTGAGACGACTACATTTTGTTTTGTTTGTCTAACACGATTACACGTTATACTATTACTTAAATGATATGTTATATATGAGACCGCTATTCTTTTATCGCAAAATTTACAATTTGTATAATTATTATCGTCTTTAAATTTATCTAATTCTTTTACTTTTGGCTTCATATATGCTCTTCTTGCTTGGCGTTCTATTGTAGTATATACGGTCGTCGTTTTCACTTCTTTTCGTAAATCGGCTATTTGCTTAACAAGAGTAGCAAACTCTAAGTATTCGTTAGAATTTATCTTATCATCACAAGCTAATTCGTCTATTTTTGAGAATAAAGAACCAAGTAGATTTATAAATGTTTTCTTATCACTAAGTTCAATCTGCATTTGAGACATTTTTTTTATTAATTATTTTTTATTATGTTATTACTTTTTTATTATTACTTTTTTTTCTATTCAATTTTTTTTTAATAATTAGATATGAGTAATTCATTAATTTTTCTAATTTCTATTTGTTTTGTGTGAGTATATCTAGTTTCTATTATTTCTATTTTATAATTTTTAAATAGTTCTCTAATATTTTGACTATCGTTATATGATAATAAAAATTTACCTTTTATATTTTTTATAGATTCATATACTTGCAATGGTTCTATATAATCTTTATAATTTTGTTTTGAATTTTTACTTTCATATGGTGGGTCTAGGTAAAAAAATGTTTCTTTACTATCATATTTATCAATAACTTTTTCAAAAGATTGATTTAATATGATAACATCTTTTAGTTTATCTTCAAACTGTGCATAATTTGTTTTTATTCTTTTATTTTTTAATATAGAATATGTTTTTCCTATTCCAAAAAAACTAAATTTATTTTTTCTTATTAAATTTTCTACATCTTGTTTTATTATTAATTTTTTAAATTCTTCTTTATTTTTTAAAACTTCTCTATTAAGAGTTTTATCAATAATTTTTCCTCTTTTTTGAAGTTCTTTCATAATAATATATATGTCTTTATCTAAATCATTAATAACATTTATTTTTGCTCTTTTTTCATTTGGTATTCTAAAAAAAACATTACCTGCTCCAAAAAATGGCTCTACATATGTATTATAATTAATAGGAAATTTGTTTATTATTTGTTTTGCTATTAATGATTTACCTCCCATTCTAGCAATTGGAGTTATTCCTTCTCCTTCAATTTCTTGATATATTGTTTTTTTATTAGGAACAATACTTAAAACCTCTACGCGTTTTTTTTCATTCTAAGTGAATGCATATAATCTTTGGCTTCTTGACTCCCTTTAACAAATCTTGATTTTCTAGGTTTCTTAAGACCATAACCAGTGGCATTTCCAATAGCATCTCCAGCCTGTTGACCAGCAACTTTTCCAAGGGTATTTCCTGCTATAGACCCAAGAATTGGATTTCCAGTTAAGGTTGAGACCGTAGCCCCAGTGAGACCTGATACAACAGCAGGTAGTGCTTGATGGATTAATCCGCTTGTGATATCTTTTCCCAATTTTGGCGTGAATGTTTGTTCCGCAGGTTTTATAATTTTATCTTCAAAACCTGACTTAATATCATTCCCAGCTTTTTCAAAAGCTCTTGATACTCCATTCTGTCTAGGATTGAATGCACGACGTAAGTCTCCTAATATTGAACCGCCTTCTATACCATCATAGCAGTGAATAATTGTATGAGTAGGTTTCATCATTCCTTTTCCTGATGCATACAATCCTTGACCACACATTTCGCATTTATCGCATTTCATCATCTTCTTTGGCATTATATTAATACTTGATATTTTATTATTATTTTTCATTTTTTTTATTCCTGCGCCTGTAGTAATTTCATTTACTTTCGCGCCTAAATCTGTAACCGTATTGGCTACTTTACGTAATGTTGTTAAACCTTCAAATAAATCTTTAGTGTTTTGCTTTACAAAAGTATATGTTGCTTCATCTCCCATATTGTTTGCGTGTAATATATTTATGATATAGTTTTGACAATTATTATGTTTGGAGTTATATTTAAAATAATCTGCACCCATTCTCTCTTGAGTCTTCATCAACATATCATTTACAATTAAATTACTAGGTATATTTGGAACTTCTAGAGTTTCAGCATTTGATGGCATAGAAAGGTTAATATCCATATTGATTACTTCATTTTTTTCAATCAAGAGTTTTGTTCCATCTTCTAATTGAACTATTAATGCTAAATGATATAATTTGTCATACGGACTATTCTTTAAATTTTTAGAGAATTGACCAAGAGAAACTGTATTTAATGCACCCATTAAGAGAGAAGACAACGGTTTTCTCATTACAATTGCAGATTTAACCATTTTATCTCCATATTCACTTAATATTTTCCTAACTTTTGGTTGATAATCATCTCTACCGTGTAAGACAACGTCTTTATATTTTTCTATATCACTAATTGTATTTTTTGTTTTTCTAACTGCAGTATGGAATGTTTTTTTTATAGCATTTGAGATATCACTAAATATTCCATCTCCTTTCATTTTCATTTGCTGTCTTTTCTTTTTATTAGACTCTAAAGTTTGTTTTCGTTTTGCAAGTTTCCGTTCTTCTTCTGTAGCATACTTAGGCTTTCTTCCTTGTTTCTTCATTATATATTATTAAAAGATTATAATATATAATTTTTCCACTACCAAAGTATATGACGACTTAGATTATTGGCTGAATATAGATTATGTTTCCATTCTCCTCTCATATTTTCTGTTCTTTTTAAATAATTTTGTCTTCTTTTATCGTCGTTATGTTTTGTATAATCTTCATATCCCATTTGCCCAAAATGAATATATTTATTTGTATTAGGATTATATATCATATATTTTTTATCCTTTTTAGTAGATTTTTGTAGTATAGCAGATGGTCCTAGATATTCAAATGCTTTTTGTTGTGCAATGTATGGATTAGAGAATTGTTGTAATTCTTTTAAATTTTCTATATTATACATATATATATGGCACGAAGTAAAAAAAATGAAGGTGATAAACCACTAACTGGAAAAATAGAAAATATGTATAACAAAATACCGTCTCAATTTTTAGATAAAGTTGAAAATCCTAACTTTGATTTACATCATCTAAAATTACCAATGCGTATGTGTATTGTAGCTCCATCGGGTAGTGGAAAAACTAATTTCCTAATTAATCTTATAAGTTTATTCTCAAAAGGAAAAGGAAGCTTTCAATCTATAAATATAATTACTGCAAATTCTGATGAACCTTTATATCAATGGATACAAACTGTTTCTAATCAAATTATAGTCAAAGAAGGTCTCTCAAATACACCTCCATTAGATAAATTTGACAAGGATTACCAACACTTGGTTGTATTTGATGACCTTGTATTGAGTAAGGATTTATCAATGGTTGAACAATATTATATTAGAGGACGAAAACTTGGAGTTTCAGTAATATTTATATCGCAATCGTTTTTCAAAATACCAAAAATGATAAGGAACAACTGCTCATATATGGTTCTATTAAAATTATCAGGTAATAGAGAAGTTAATCTTATTATGAGTGAATTTGGTCTTGGAGTTACAAAAGATGAATTACTTAAAATTTATGATTACGCAACAAAGGAAAAATTTAGTCCATTAATAATTGATATGGAAGCTGATAAAGAACACCGTTTTCGTAAAAATTTTTTGGAAATTATTGATGTTAATGAACTTTAAGATAAACTAATATATATGTTATGCAATTAGTCATTTTTTATTATAACAATTTTTTATTGTTATGATAAAATAAAGTTATATTATGCAATTCGCGTTGCTGTAAAGTAGAAATTCGTTGAAACTGGTGTTGTTCCTGCTGGTAATACTTTAAGATAATAACTTGCATTTGCTGCTGATAGTGATTCAATATAGGAACTTGAACTATTAAATGTTGCTGCACTAGCTATTTGAGAGAAACCCCAATTGCCAGTTGTTTTTGGAGTTGTTGTATAATAATTAGCTGGAATAACTCCTGAATATTGAACGTTGAATGATATCATAAAAACACCAACAGGCAACGAAATAGTAGATACTTCTCCTGTACCTACAATATAAGAATAAGAACCCGATATTGTATAACCAATAGAACCTGCTGAAAAAGTTGGTAATACGGTATATGTATAATTAATCTGATTGGGTATAATAACAGTTTCTAGCGATGTGCCGAGAACTACTTGTCTATTTCCAGTTATTTTACTATTGTATCCAAGACAAGTTGAATTACTATATGATTGAACCGTTGAAATGTTTGCAAGAGCACCAATAAAAGTATTATTTGAACCATTTGCATTAATGCCTGAAGAATAACCTAGAGCCGTATTATTGTTTGTATTTGTAACACTTGTTAGCACGTTACCTCCAATACTTGTATTATTACTACCAGATGTTAATATATGTGCGCAATTGTTATGTCCTACACAACAGTTATTATTACCTACAGTAAGTAAGGGCCCTGCATCTTTCCCAATAAAACAGTTATTAATTACAGATGATGCTAATGGAGTTGATGTTTTATTAAATATTGTGTTTCCATTGACAGTATTATCATTACCTGAACCAGTTAAATATAATTGTTGTATTTGAATTGAACCAGTAAAACTTGATGTTCCATTAATGGCATTCGTTCCTGATATATTATTTGTTCCTGAAAAAGTATTTGTTCCTGAAAGATTTGATGGTCCATTTACATTAAGACCTGTTAAATTTTCTGTTCCTTGCCCTAATGGATACTTGAGATATCGTTTATCTGCTACATCTATCGTTAAATTAGAGTCATTTGTTATAAATACATCTGAATCAAATATTGGTAAATCACTACTTGGAGGTGTATAAAGAGCCATCTATTATTATATATATATACTTTAAAATATACTTTCAAATATACTTTCAAAATTGTTTAGAAAACCATAATGCTTACTCTTGTTGGATATGTTGCTGGTGTTCCATAGGTATTTAAATTACCTCCTGATGTTTGATTTGCGTATACTGAAAATGTTTCTGCTGCATTTAAAACAATATTTGCACTAGTTGATATTGTTGTTGGTTGAGTTGCTTGTGCGCTAGTAAATGTTGCCGCTAATCGCTGTCCAGTTGTTGGAGCATATATATATACTAATCGTGAGCCTGTAGCGTTTGTATCAAATGAAATACTTGTTGTTACCATTAATGTTACAGTATATGCATTTGAATTTGTAAAAACTCCTGATGAATACGTCAATCCAGTTACTGTGCCATTTCTACCATCTGCTGTTGAAAAATTTATGATTGTATCTGTTGCTGTTGTTAGCGTTTGAAATGCAGAAACTGTAAATGAATAAGAAAACATTTGAGTTGTATTATATCTTATATTTCTTGGAATTATTACACTATCTGCACTACTACCAAGAACAACTTGGTTACTTCCTGTGCAAATAGAGTTGGCACCAAGACAAACGGAATTACTTGCCGTTGCACTTGACGAACCAAATCCTGCACTATGACCTATAAAACAACAACCTGTACCTGTTGTTAGATTATATCCTGCATATGCACCTATAGCAGTGTTATTAATTGAAGTGCAATTAGTTAAACTGTTATAGCCTAAAGATGAATTGAAACCTGCTGTTGATATTGTTTTTAATGCGCCTGAACCAAATGCAGAATTTGATTGACCTGTTGTTAATGACGAAAGACACTCATTATGACCAAATCCTGAACAAGTTCCTGCTGTTGTCACATTTTGACCTACATCAATACCATAGAAAGTATTGTTTGTACCAGTAATGATTGAATATTTACACATACGAGAATTATTTGCATCAACCCATAATATATAAGTATTTGGATATTTATTATTTAATGTAATATAAAAAAAAGATGCTGTTCCTGTAACAGTCAGATTTGGTATTGTTTGACTGCCCTGACCAACGGGGAATTTTAAATATCTATTGTCGCCTTGTGAGATTGTAAGATTTGCATCATTAGCGGTAAAGACATCACTATCAAAGATTGGTAAATTTGCTAATGGAGGTAAATAACTGCTCATTTATTCTATATATATATAAGTTTTTTTAAAATTAAATAATAATTATTATTGTTGAGAGAATTCTCTACAAATTGGACATTTTATTATTTTGAGTTTATTATAACAATCTAAACAGAACTCCTTATGACTACATTTAAAAAATCCTTTCTTATTTGTCTTTTTATTGGTTTCATAACATATATTACATTCATTTTTTAAAATAATTGTTTGTTCCTTTATACGTCTATCTTTGATAACAATATAATATTTTATTTTATTATCTGTTTCATCTTCATATCTCTCAATATCTATTATTTCATTTTTTGAATATTTTTTTAAATATTTATGTTCTTCACTATCAACATTATAAAAAACATTGATACTTTCTACTTTTTTACTAATATTGTCTGTAATTCTTTTTTTTATATGAAATTTTTGATAAATATGTCTTTTTTTATATGATGTAAAATAATAATTATCTGGTTTTTCTTCAAAGAGTTCATATAAAGTATCATATTTATAATTCTCTTGTTTTAAAATTCTTTGAATAACTTTATCGTATTTATATTTTTCTAAATAATCTTTTTCAATACTATAAATTAAGAACTTCATATATATATCTTGCTATATTTTTGTTTTATTTTATTCTTTGAGAGAAAAGAAAGAGCATGGTCGGCCGTTGGCTGACTTCGTTAAAGTTAGCCGATGAAAAGTGGTAAATTTAGGATTTTTTGTATTTCTTATAAGTAAAAGGTGAAAATCCTAAATTTACCACTTTTTACAGG